AACCAGTAGGTAATGCGGCTTTAGGAATAGACTGACCGCTTGAGCCTGTGGTTATGATTGTTCCTGAGCTACCCGCACTCGCTCCATTTATTGTACTTACTGGCATTATGCTACTCCTAACTGTTTTAACTGCTCAAGCGTTGTGGCTTGGTCAGCTAGTTGGGTAATATCTCTTAGCCGTTGTTTCTCAGCTACGATGGCAGTCGTATCAGCACCCGACTCTAATGCTCTTTGAAACGCTACATCTTGGGCTTGCAATAAAGGTGTACGCTCTACTCTTAGGCGTTCTTTAGTAATCGCCTTGGCTTTGGTTATATTGATGGTGATACTCATGCTGTGTACTCCCATGCGTTACGGAATGTGCGGTCTGTAGGAATGTCAGCAACATCCACAATCTTAAATGGTTTGCCAGCTGGCACATCTTTAGCGGCAATCTGTTCAATGGTTAAACCACACTCAGGTGCAGGAGTAAGAACAACTACACCGCCATTATCGTTTGGGTAAATTATTAATTTGGTCATATATTTTATCTCTTAACGGAATACGGCAACATAAACAGAAGCGTCAACAGGTAAACCTTGATTATATGTATACACTTTAAAAGTTGTTGTTGTAAGTGCACCCGTTATGGTTTCTCCATAGAAAAAATCAGATGCTACGGGTGCATAATTTGCATCAGGCATTGCATTCGTTAGAGTTACTGTGTATTCACCAGTACCAATATCGGCAATACTCGTTACATTTCCACTAGCACGAATAGTACAAAATCCACCAGTATTAGTTGTTCCATCAAAATTTACCCATGCACGACATCCGTATGCTGTAGCGACTGAGCCGTAGCCTGAGTTGAATTTAAAGTTTCCACTAGAGTCAAACTGACCAGTAGCAGTACCACCTTCAGCAAAGTCTATAGTATCTGCGGCTGAGAAGAAAATGCCTGTGTTGGTATCGCCTGTGGTAGTGATTGCTGGAAGTGCGGCTGTGCCAGCTACAAAAGCTGCTCTTTGGTTAGTATCAATCGTTACCGCAGTAGTAGGTGAAGAACCAGTTTGTAATGTTAAGCTGGAATTCCCACTTGCTATATTAGTTATAGTTCCTAATTGAGCAGTGCCAACAGTGTTCTGGCTTGGAGTAATGACTTGCGTGGTGGTGCTTAGATAACGTACATAGACGTTATTAGTTCCGCTTGATGGTGCGGAGGTCATGGTCAGCGTTGTGCCACTCAGGGTATACGCATCGTTGGGCTGCTGGACTACGTTGTTGACTGTGACTTGAATGTCATTAATCGAGCCTACGGTGCGGGATAAGGTAAACGCAGTCTGTGAGCCTGTGCCATTAAAGTAGTCTGTGCCAGAAACAAAGTTCTGGGTGGTTGGTGTATTACCAAGATATGCCATGGTCTACCTCTTAGGCTATTTCTAACAATGAGCAAACTACATCGGCACTGCTTGCAGCTGAAGATATTACTTTTAATGCATCAGCAGCTTCTAATACAACCTTCTGATCTCCACCTACAATAACCAATGATCCACCTACAGGTACCGTAGCACCTTTAATCAAGTAGTAATCTACTGCTGAAGAAGTGACATACGCATCACAAGTGATTGGGGATGCTGTAGTATTAGCTACTGACAGTCCAATCAATGTAGTTTGTGTTGCCGAAGGAGCAGTGTATATCGTGGCAGCAGATGTGCCTACACTTTTACTGAAAGAGTTTTTGAATGTATTTGCCATTTGTTTTCCTTATCCCAATGCGATTGCCAAAGCGACTGCTGTACCTGCCGGATCTGCATTTACATTTGCAAAAGACAAAGTACCAGCACCATTTGTTTGTAACACTTGCCCATTTGTTCCATCAGTAGTCGGTAATGTAAATGTATTTACGAAAGAAGTTAGGTTGCTATCGTATGCTTGTATGTCGGTACCAATTGTTAAACCTAAAGATGTCTTTAGTGTGGCTCCCGATTCAGCTACAAAGTTAGTACCGTTACCAATAATGACTGCGTTATCTGTTGGTGTTAAACCAGCAATATCTGCAAGTTGGGCATCATACCCTTGTACATCGGTACCGATTGCAAGACCTAATGAGGTCCTTAACGTATTGCCTGTCTCTACTACAAAGTTAGTACCATTGCCGATTATAACACCATTATCGGTAGGTGTCAATCCTGCTACATCAGCTAACTGTGCATCGTAAGCTTGTACATCTGTACCGATAGCTAAGCCTAAAAAGGAACGAGCAGAAGATCCACCTGCACCTAAAGTAGTTAAGTCAGCATCATAAGCCTGTACATCTGTACCAATCACTAAGCCTAAAGCTGTTCTTGCAGCACCTGCTGAAGTAGCACCTGTACCACCATTTGCAATGGGAAGTGTGCCAGTAATATCGGCAGTACTAATATTGAGATCATCCCAAGAAGTATTAGTACCATCCGATTTTAAATACTTACCATTAGCACTAGCCTGAGATGGCAATAGATTATTGATAGCAGCATTAGCTGTACTAGCACCAGTACCACCATCGGCAATAGCCAAGTCGGTAATGCCTGTGATAGATCCACCAGTGACGGTTACGTTACTTGCATCCTGTGTAGCAATAGAACCTAAGCCTAAAGAAGTTCTTGCTGTAGCACCTGACTCTGCTACGAAGTTAGTACCATTACCTACAATAAAATTATTGTCAGTTGGGGTAAGACCAGCAATGTCTGCTAGTTGTGCATCATAGGCTTGAACATCGGTACCAATCGCTAGACCTAGGAAAGACCTAGCAGATGGACCACCAGCACCTAAAGTAGTTAGGTCAGCATCATACGCTTGAACGTCAGTGCCAATGGCTAGACCAAGTGAAGTACGGGCAGTAGCCCCAGTCTCAATTACAAAGTTAGTACCATTACCAATAATGATACCGTTGTCTGTAGGGCTTAAACCTGCAATGTCAGTAAGCTGTGCATCTAATGGTTGTTTATTATCTAACTGGGTTTGGATAGCAGAAGTAACACCGTCAACATAATTTAACTCAATACCCGTGGGGGTAATGACAGTGCCATTTATTTCTAGAGTATCAATGTATGCAGTACCATCAATGTACGCATCTTTGAATTGGAATGTAGCAGAACCTAAGTCAACAGTATCGTCTGTCTTAGGAGTGATAGCACCAGTAGAAACTACGAGATCTTGTGCAGGACCTACCTTTGTGATTGGGGAACCATTAGCAGCCCCATCGTGATTGTGTCCTGTGCTTGCATTAAATGCTGCTTGTAACGAATCAAATTCGCCATCTAAGTCTGAAGCATTAATAATATTACCGTCAGCAATATTGTTGACTGTATCGTTACGTGTATATCCAGTTGCCATATCTATTTACCTTATCGTCTATCGTAAGTAGCGTATTCTAGTGTTGCAGCGTCAAGTGAAAATGCAGGATCAGTACTTTCAGATACAAACTGCAAAGATACTGTAAATCCAGATCCTACTACCTGTGTCTGGAATAGTTTCTTTAATTTAGTTCCATAACGTACAGTACCGTAAGTAGCCGTAGAGGAACCATAAAATCCTACAGCACCTGTTTGATTTGACAATGTTATTGTGTCAGGTTGTATCACACCTTCATCGTCAAAGTCAAGCTTTAAATTGACTGAGGTTGTTACACTTCCTAGTGGATCTGTATATAAGAAAAGCTTATAAAATGCTTTACGAATACGTGGATCTTCCATTGGTACAAATGGGGTAGAGAAGGTAGCAATAATATTAGCACCATCAAAACTATTACCCTGTTCCATTTCATACACATAACCATCTGTATTAGAGAACACAACAGTTTCTACCCTACCGTAATAATCACTATCTGCTACATAGGCTTTGATACCCCGTAACTCAGCCCACGATAATGCACCAGTCTGGTCACCGATTGTCTGAGTACCTAATACTCCTACCGCATTCTGAGTAGTAACATTCCCATTGTATCCAAAGATACGGTATTGAGATTTCTCTCGAATTACCACACTAGAGAAAGACGTACTAGATCCAGTAAAGGCTGTCATCTCGCTCTGAATAGGTTTGGATACTACCGCAATACTAAAGTCTCCTACCTTATCTGTAGCACCGAGGAGACGTAAACCGTCAGGTCCTAAGAACATAATATCAGATCCAATCTCCTGAATGGTATCTGTGTCTACGCAACCTATGTTTAATGTAATTGGTTGCAATACAAAGTCACTTAAGGTATTACCTACTAATCTACTAATTTTTTGTTGGCTAAATATAATAAGCTGTTCACGAAATACTATTAAACCAGTGATAGCATTTCCAACACTAATTATACCAGACCCATTAGCTGGATTAAAATCACTGTCTGTATAAGGTGAAGTAAAAGTTAACTTGTCACCCTTAGCAAAGAACAATTGATTCTTAAACCATACAACATGTTCCGCACCCACAACATCTGCAGGAGCATCATGTAATTCTACAAATGATGTGCCGTCATATAAGAATGGTACATTGATACTATCAACACCACATACTTTTTCTG